AGCATGAGAGCAAGCAACGCTCGTTCAGAAAGGGAAGACTTTAAAAAGGGTTCGTATGGTATTGAAGATGAATACCGGTATTTAGTTGCTAAAGGGGATTTCCGGCCTTCTGGTTCTACACCAGCCCCAGCCCCAGCACCAACCCCAGCACCAACCCCAACTCCTGCACCCAGGACGGTAACGCCTACCGTCAATCCCTATCAGTCAACGTTTGACGATTACGACACAAAGATTAGTGGCCTTACTGACACAATTCAATCGCTAACAGACAGTTCAAACAGAGCATTGCAGAACTTGTCAGCCCAAATGACGGCTGAACGTGAAGAGGCTGCAAGGGCGATGGAAGAAATGCAACAACGTTTTGCACAATCCATGACTCAACAAAATCGCCCACGTGTTGAAGGCATTAGATTTGCTACAAGTGGTACAGGCGGTGCGTCTCAACAACAACTACAACGCCGAGGTACTCGTGGAACCTTTGGTCGTGGTGGTGACAGGCTTATGAAAATCTCAGCACTTAATGTATAATGTCAGCACGTACAAGGTATGATTATTTAACTAGCGATCGTTCCCAGTTTCTTGAAGAAGCACGTCAAGCCTCAGAACTGACACTACCATACTTGATTCGTGGCCATGAAGAATATACCATGGGCATGAAACAACTTAAGACACCATATCAAAGCGTCGGAGCTAAGGGTTGTGTGACCCTTGCGTCGAAACTTATGCTTGCCCTTCTACCTGTACAAACAAGCTTCTTTAAATTGCAGCTTGATGAAAGTCAGTTGGGTCAAGAGTTCGGACCACAAATTAAAACCGAACTTGATATGTCTTTTGCAAAGATTGAACGCATTATTCTTGAATCAATTGCAGCGTCTGATGACCGTGTTGCGGTGCATCAAGCTTTGTTGCATCTGGTTGTTGCAGGAAATGCTTTGATCTTTATGAGCAAGAATGGTTTGAAAGTCTATCCTCTGAATCGCTACGTAGTGGATCGGGACGGCAACGGACAAGTAGTTGAAATAGTCACGAAAGAACGTATTTCAAAACAGGTTCTAAAAGAACAACTTCCAAAAGATTTCTTTGCTGACACAAAAGGTGTTAGCGAACAAGGATCATATGACAATGACGTTGATGTCTACACGCATGTTCGTCGTGACAACAACAGATTCATTTGGCACCAAGAGGTGTCAGACAAAATTATCAAAGGTTCTCAAGGTAAATCCCCAATCAATAACACTCCTTGGATTCCATTGATGTTTAATAAAGTTGACGGTGAATCCTACGGTAGAGGTAGGGTAGGCCAATTTATTGGTGACCTTAAATCACTAGAAGGTTTGAGTCAAGCTTTGGTTGAAGGTAGTGCAGCCGCCGCAAAGGTTGTATTTACTGTCAGCCCATCTAGTACAACAAAGCCAAGTACACTTGCAGCAGCAGGTAACGGCGCTATCATTCAGGGTCGTCCTGATGATGTCGGTGTTGTACAAGTTGGTAAGACTGCAGACTTCCGAACTGCATTCGAGATGACACAAGTATTGGAACGTCGTCTTAGCGAAGCGTTTCTGATTCTTAATGTCAGACAGTCAGAACGTACTACTGCAGAAGAAGTACGTATGACACAAATGGAATTGGAACAACAACTTGGTGGACTATTTAGTTTGTTGACTGTTGATTTCCTTGTTCCATATCTTAATCGAAAACTGAGCGAGGCACAACGTAAGGGTGAAATCCCGCGCATCCCTAAGAACATTGTCAAGCCCACTATTGTGGCGGGTGTCAATGCGTTAGGCCGCGGCCAAGATCGTGAAAGCCTCGGTTCGTTCTTGACCACACTAGCACAGACTGTGGGTCCAGAAGCAATCGCACAGTTTATCAATACTGATGAAGTCATTAAACGTTTGGCAGCATCTCAAGGCATTGACGTACTGAATCTTGTACGTTCTATGGAAGAGGTCAAAGGCGAACGTGATCAACAGATGCAACAACAAATGCTTTTGGAACAACAGAAGCTTAGCGTTGATGCAATGAAAACTCCGATGATGGATCCATCAAAAAATCCACAAACACAACCATCTGAAGAAAATCTACCCACTTAATTATGGCTGAAGTAATGTCGATGATCCCGGAAGAAAACGGTCCGGGTGAACTTAATGCAGACGAACAAGATTCTTTGCAAGTAGGTGAAGAACTAGAGGCACAGCATGAACAGATGCTGGCCGGTAAATATAAAAACGCAGAAGAACTTGAATCTGCATATCTTGAACTCCAAAAGAAACTTGGGTCTGATAGTTCTGAGGAAGAGACGGAGTCTGAACAACCTGAGCAGGAGTCAGAAGAAACAGGCAATGATTTGTTTGAACGTCTTTGGGAAGGCGAACTCAACGATGAGTTCGGCGATGAGTTGTTGGAAGAACTAAGCAACGCAGACCCCGCTGACTTGGCACAAATGCACCTCGACTATCGACGTCAGGTTGAAGAAACAGCGCCAACACCAATGACTGAAGAGACTGCTTCAGAACTCAAAGGTATGGTTGGCGGTGAACAAGAATACTTTAATTTGCTTGGCTGGGCAAAGGATAACTTTTCCCAACAAGAGATTGATATGTATGATTCTATTATGGATAGCGGCAATACACAAGCTGCTTTCTTTGCCATTCAAGCCTTGGCCCTTCGGTATCAAGATTCAGTTGGTACTGAGGGCGAGCTGATTCAAGGTCGTGCAGCTACGGATTCGTCGCAAGGATTCCGTAGTCAAGCTGAACTTGTAAACGCTATGAATGACCCTCGTTATGAGCGTGACGCTGCATACAGGAATGACATTATGCGAAAGCTCGAACTATCTGACATTAATTTTTAACCATGCCTTACGGTCCTGGAACATACACAAAACCTGGTCGACCAAAAAAGAAGAATAAAAAGCTGTCACCTAAACAGCAACAGATTGCCCGCATGGCCGGGGATCGAATGAAAATTGAAGGATCTGATTTTGCTGCCCTTCGTCGTCGGGGGATGGCTTGATGAAAAAAGGGCGCGTTGATCAAAAAGCGTTTGGTAGCAACTTTGTTTCACAGTCCTTTGAAATTGGCCCAGGCCACAAAGGTGCACAGAAGAAACAGAAGATCTACAACAAAGGCAAAAGCACTACAAATCCAAACGAAAAGGACACGTTCCTTCGTCGGACAGGTCCACAGCTTCCTTTAGCAAAAAAGAAATCTAAAAAAAAGTATGGCTAAACCCGGACTTTACGCAAACATCCATAAAAAACGACGTAGAATTGCACAAGGCAGTGGCGAGAAGATGCGGAAGCCAGGTTCCCCCGGAGCCCCGACTGCCGCCAACTTCAAGCGTGCTGCCAAAACCGCCAAAAAACCTTACAAAGCCTGACATGAAACTGACTGCATTTCTACCCGCAGCACTTATTGCTATTGCAGCCCCCGCTGCTGCTGGACCCTATTTGAACGTCGAAGCCAACTCTGGTTTCGTTGGGTCTAATTACAGCGCAACCGTAATCGACAATCACGTTGGTTACAAAAAAGACAACTGGTACGTCCAAGCCGGACCTAGTGTGGTTGCCCCTGACGGTGGTGACACTGAGGTCGAATTCTCAGGCAAAGCTGGCGGTTCTGTCAGCCTTGCGGACAACGTGTCAGCATACGCTGAGGTGTCTTTTATGACCTCTGACGCTGACAATAACTATGGCACAAAGGTTGGATTTGTTTATGACTTCTAATTAGAATCAAGCCGTACGTTCATCCCTTTTGGGACGCAGGCAACCCACTCATGGAACGGGGGGTGGGTTTTTTTGGTATCTAATTATGTCTCCAATCGAACTTCGTCAGCGTGTCCGTGAACAGCAAGCACAACAGAAAGAAGTTGTCTTGAAGTATCGGGGCGTTGCCTACATTGTCAAACGTAATGTCACATCAAACTGACAAAGCACGTGCTTCTGTGACTTGGTACAGCCTTGGCAAAGAAGCCGATCAAAAAACTGAAGAAAAAAAAGAGGACCAGAGCACTTCTGATCCTCCTGCACCCCAATCAAATACTAACGAGCTTTCCTAAATTGTAAAGCCCGAAGGGACGGTTTAAGGGGCGGGTGTTCGGAAAGCCCCCGCGCCTACTTAAAACAGAATAGCACTGGAGGCACCTCAGAGTCGGACCTCCTTTGCCTTGGCTTTTGGCCCGTACGCGGATACCCATTAGCCGTCTAGACGGTGGGATAGACCACAAAAAATATTGGCACAATGCCTTTCCAAACGTTTGGAGACTGCTTATACACTTTATTCGTACCTAACAAATGACTGTTAATCATCAATCTGCTGACTTGACCACTAGCCTTACACGGGCTGGTCAGTCCAACTCTGCGGGTGACGCCCGCGCCCTGTACCTTAAGCTGTTTTCCGGCGAGATGTTCAAGGGCTTCCAGTACAATGCGATCGCTCGTGACCTTGTCATGAAGCGCACACTTAAGAACGGCAAGTCTCTCCAGTTCATCTATACTGGTCGGACCACGGCGGAGTACCATACCCCGGGCAACGCTATTCTTGGTAACGGTGACGGCGCACCGCCGGTCGCTGAAAAGACCATCACCGTAGACGACTTGCTGATCAGCTCAGCTTTCGTGTATGATTTGGACGAGACTCTGTCTCACTACGATCTGCGCTCGGAGATTAGCCGGAAAATCGGCTATGCTCTGGCACAAAAATATGATCGTCTGATCTTCCGTGCCATCGCTAAAGGCGCACGTAAGGCTTCCCCTATCACCAAATCTGGCTTTGTTGAGCCCGGTGGTACTCAGATCCGTGTTGGTAGCGCTGCTACTCCTGCTGCTTCTGAGGCTTATGACGCTAACAACCTCGTGACCGCTTTCTTCGATGCTGCCGCAGCGATGGATGAAAAGGGCGTCAGCCAGGACGGCCGTGTCGGTGTCCTCAACCCCCGTCAGTACTATGCACTGATCCAAGAAGTGGGTAGCAACGGCCTGATCAACCGCGACGAAACTGGTGACGCTCTGCAAAGCGGCCAGGGCGTGGTTGAAATTGCTGGTATCAAAATCTACAAGTCCATGAACATCCCGTTCTTTGGTAACTATGGTACTAAGTATGGCACCGCTTCTACTACTAACCCTGGCGTCACTAACCCTGGCAACACTGGCTCTTTTGTTGGTGAAGGTATGGAAGACGCTGAAGGTACAGACACTGGCATCAACAATGATTACGGTGAGGGTGGAGACGGCGCAACCGCTGACTTCAAGAACTCCTGTGGTCTGATCTTCCAACGCGAAGCCGCTGGCTGTGTTGAAGCTATTGGCCCTCAAGTTCAGGTGACCTCTGGCGACGTTTCTGTCGTTTATCAGGGTGACGTCATCCTTGGCCGTCTGGCCATGGGTGCTGACTACCTGAACCCTGCTGCAGCTGTTGAGCTGTACGCTGGTGTCAATGCAACAAACAAGCCTGCTGCATTTGGCTGATTCTTAAATTTAAACTCTATACAGGGACCCTTCGGGGTCCTTTTTTTTTATTTATATGGCTTTTCCTACCACTAACTCGCAGCAAGAACTTCCCGCTGTGAATCAAATTCTGCAGTCATG